CATCATCGGAGCTGCCCCATTGTTTTTCAATAGCCTTAGCGTATTTAATACCATAGGCTTTTGATACTTTCTTAGAATATTGCGCAAATGGGTCTGGAAAATTACCATATTTGCTTTTGTCGTTGTCTTTATTGTACATATAGCGTTTCGCAGAATACTTCCTCGCAAAGATACAAAATTAAAAGACTGTGTATTAACGCCGTATTTCAGTATTGTATCTTCTGAAAAACGTTTTATCATTAAAGTTAGACTCCTTCTTTTTAGTCTTACTTTTCTGTGCCGCTAAGAGCGCTAGTCCAGAGCTAATAGTAAGGTCATACTTGGTACGATTATCTATTTTATATCCTATCCAATCATCTAAAGTTCTATCAAAATACATCTTACCCATCTCTCCTGTTTCTGAGTTTATACCTACGTGCTCCTCAACGTAAGCCTCTATAGCCTGTGCGTGAGCCTGGATAACATCAACTGAGTTGGAGGGTATGCCGCGAGTCTTTGTATTCGTTGCTGCATTTGGAGACTTAAGATGTTCTGGTCTCTTCATTACGTATTCTTCGTAACCCCTTGCCTCAAAGTGCCTTACGATTCCATACTTGTTGTTTTCTATAAGAAGAGGGTAGCCGTAGAACACAGCAGCCATAAGAATGTCTTCATAAAATATTCTAGCAAGAGGAGGACGAGAGGCGTATTCGGCAACAAACATATTAGATGGCGCTGCCATGTTAAACTTGTTGTAGAGGTGGCAAGCACCCTTAGAACCCCTGTTGTCTGTCGTTGAATCCAAGTCATAGCTATCCACACCACCTACGCCAATATGGTCATTTGCGGGATATTTTTTTCCGTGCTTAATTAAGTGTTTATTGCGCATCTCTGGTTTAGGCATCCATGATAGTCTCCACCTTCCTTGAGGGTTAGGACTGAACATAACCTCTTTGTCAGAGACCCCATCCTTCCAACTAAAGTTACCGACAACCACAGGGTTAGGATACAGCTCTTGATTGTGCTCTACTTGCTCGTATATGCGACCTATGTTAAATGTAGAACCTTCAATACTATCACGCATCGCCTCATCAATGGTAAAGGGAAACTGTCGTATAAATTCGTTTAGCTCCCTAGCATCGCCCTTTAAGGCATCTCTTTCATTCTTAAGGTAGGTCTTCGCACCGATATCTACGTAGTCGCCATCAATTGTTTGCACAGGCTTTTCAGGGTCATCCACAATAGGGTTTCCGTGCTTATCAAAGAACCCTTCAAGCGCTTCATACGCGGGTATAAATAATCTATAAAGTCCTGTCTTTGTTCTTCCATTCGCGTTTCTATCATCGGGGTCTGAGTCTCTCCATATCTCCTTGTACTGCTGACCACCTTTATCCATAGGATTCACCGTAGAACCTACGAGTGCCTTACCTATAATCTTACGACCTACAATAAGACAGGTTCTTTCTATGCGCCACGCCTCACGTATATCTGTAGGCTTCTCCCACTTTCCTGCCTCATCTAAATACATAATATGAAGCTTCTCACCATCGTATGCATTGTTTGTGGTGTTTTTCCAGTTGATGATGGTATTTAAAGCTTCACCCTTGTTAGATGTTTTGTTGTTCTTGGTAATACGCTTAGATGGCTCACGGAAGGCTAGCTCCATACGCGGGTTAGTAGTACCATCCTGTATAGGCTTAAAGAAAAATGGGTAGCTCTTGAACATAGGGACTACCTTTTTCATAAAGATGTTTTCCTGTGCGTCTTTACCTGTCTTAGACTGTATACCTAGTAGCTTGTCTTTAACCTGGGTACCCTCATCCACAAGTATTGCGGCAGACATATTAGTGTACCCCGAACGTCTACATTTAGTGTACATTTGACCTACAGACCTTTGGTCAGACTCGCAGGCTGCGAAGTGTATGAATAGCCTCCTCTGGAACTCTAAGTAAGAGGCGTATCCGATGTCCATCTTGCTCCACTGCAGGAGCATATAGTGTCTCCCTGTAATGTATGTAGGCACACCATTATTGTAAAACCAAAGACCGTTACGGCGGCGCTCAAACTCCTTTTCAATATACGTAGAGAAACGTTTCTTGAAGTCTGACGGCATCTCGTACCACTCATCCATAGAGCGAATCCTCTGCAGCTCTGCTGGCACAGAAAGTCTCTCCCACATTTGCATAGCAGGCTTCCTTTCATTAAAGAGGATTTCTTTTTTAGGCGGAGTCTTGGGAAGCTGAATATCAAGCCCACCGATGATGAGTACTTCACCCTCCGTATCGTTGGGACATATGTTAACAACGTAGTTATCATAGTCTTTAATTTGTTTGAGTCCAGCCATTTTATTTAATTAATAGTCCCAGTAACAGAATATCTGATTACTTGGAGAACTTTTCTGCGAATCCTCCTGAGTAGTCTTGCTCTGCTTCAATGCCTCCTGTTTCTTTGAGTTCTCTGACCATTTGTTCAAGTCGCTGGTATTCAATGAGGAGTTCTTTTGCATCTGTTGCTGTTTGCTTAATACTCTGAAGCTCTGCTTTACGTTGCGACCCAGACAGCTCTCCATCTACAGGTTTCCTTACTTCGTCAATCATGTTATTAATAGCAACCTCCATAGAGGCTAGTAGTCTTGTTGACGCTTCTACCGTGGTAAACTTACGCTTCTTTGACATACATTAATTCAGTTGCTCTCATGCGGTAGACTTTCGTGCCGTTAAGAAGTTCCATTTCGTATTCTGAATTTTTTGTGTAGCCCACCATATCATTAGGCTGCGCTCCAATCCATTCTGAAGCTTTGGGTATAGCGAGTAGTACGCCTTCCAGCTCTGGTTCTTCTTTGATGCTAAGAATAATGCCAAAAGCACTTGTTTCCTCTTCTGGCTCATCTGCGGGTAGAACGAAGCACCAATCACCAAGCATAGTAAGGCTACCATCTTTATCTTCAATTCCAATGGCGTGGTTTGCATATCCTCCGATAGGGTCATAGTTAACCAAGTATAAGTCATCTCCTATATCATACATTTGCTCCATCACAACGTGGTGATGAAAGTATAGTGTGTTTCCTTTGTGATTCGCGAATTGAGAAGGAGCGGCAAATATTTTTGCTGAATTTACCCTGTGCTCAAATTCATTAAACTTGCTTACAAGTTTCAATGTACTTCCATTGAATGACACCTCATCTTTAAACTTGTTTGGTATGTGCACTATGAAATGATGTAAAGGTCTCATATCAATCAAATTTAATATCGTACTCTGCAATACAAGGCATGCCATCTACAGACTTCCACAGTATAGTTCCTTCTTCGTTCTCTATGTAAACTAGGTATCTTTTTTCACTGTACTTGTGTAGATGCTTTTCATCTAATATAATCGCACTCACTTTCCCAGTTCCCGCTCGCATACCGACATAGTACGCCATAGCGTCTTTAGGGTCTCGCCCTATTACTATTTTTCTAATCATTTTAATTTAATTATATAAGGAGGATAGTTC